TCACGCCGCGCACGACGAAATAGCCGACCACGGCGCACAGAACGACGCCGGCGATGAGGACAGGGCGGCTGATGCGCATAAGTGGCTCCCGGGTCACATTCTACGCAAGTCGGATCGATTTGGACCGGCCGAATGGTCGCAGTGCTGCACTGCAATGGCGCATGACCACTTTCCGGTGGATGAAAAACGCCCGCAGGCCGGGGCCTGCGGGCGCTTCATCCTGGGTGCGGGGGCCCGCACACGACGCATCCCTACCGCCATAGCGTGCGAACCGGTTCCGCGCAGCTGCTTTTCCACAGGTAAATGCTGATGCGCGGCGCTGATCCGCTCGATGGCGCGAAAATTCATGCCCTTTCCGAGAGATCGCGTCGCTCAGCGTCGCTTTGTGACAATTCCGGCGGGCCGTTTTGGGGCTCCCGAAGCGGAAATTCTTACATGATTTCTGAGCGCTCAACTTGAAAGACGGCGCGGGCGCGACCTCCGTGTAATAGTGCAGTGCAGAAGGACCCAATGGGGTGGTCATGCCCCAATGATCGGGGGCCGGAGGCATGATGATGCTTTCTCTATGCATCGGCCGGCGGCTGGTTTACTTGCATCTCGCCCACTGCCAGCATCGGGACATCTTTTCGAGGAGCCCTCCCGATGCGCCGCGACCACCTGCCTGCGATCCCGGATCTGTCTCCGCTATGGGTCAACCCCATGATGCCTGCGGAGTTCGTCCTGCCTGGTGACTTGGCGCTCACAGCGCGTGCGCACAAGCGCATGGCGCGGCAATGGGTCGGGCAAGCACGCAGCGCCAATCGTGAGGGACAGACCGCAATCGCTGCCTATCGCCTCAACCGCGCCATGGTCGCCCGTCGCCTTGCGATCGCGGCTCTCGACGCGCTGCGTCGGATGGTGGGACGGTTGCAGGTCGCTCCGACTGGCCAACCTCGGCTGCGGCGCTATCGTCGCCGCCGATGATGACCTTGGAGAACATGCGATCGCTCGGTGTCAGGCGCATAGACCTGACCTGCCGGCGATGCGGTCGGCGCAGCCTGGTCTGCGTAGATCAGCTGCCAGACGACGCAGCAGTGCCTTTTTTGGGAGAGCGTGCCCGCTGCGGCGCATGCGGTGAACGAGGCGCCGATAGCCGGCCTGACTGGACGCAGCTTGAGACCGCGCCCAGATTGTCTGCATGAGTGACACAGCTAACGGCGACACCATCGAGATCACGATCCAATTTCCTTCGGCTTTGGCCGAGGGCATGGACTCACTCAATTCGAAGCTCGGCTGGGATCGACAGACGTTCCTGCGGCTGGCGGCGCGGGCGTATCTGTCGGCCATGGAGCACGATGACCTTGGGCAGCCGCCAAGAGTGCGGTCAGGGCCAACAGAAGACAGGCGATGAGCACCCAGCCCCAAAACCCGGGTGGTCGTCCGCCGTAGTCCTGTGATGAGTCCCATCCCACTTGCCACGCTGCCCGCGATACGCACAGCGTTTGAATAGCATGTGGGCAACCGCAAACCACCTCTCACATCGGCGAGATGTTTCGGTGTGACATCCGAACAGCTCATTGCACCCAACAGGGCGCGGCCTAAGGTCGGCTGGGACGTCTGGGGCTGATTGATGAGTATCCGTAGCATGACCGCCGCCGCTAAGGCGATCGCGGTCATTGAAGCCAGCAAGCATGTGGCTGCCGCGGACGATTTGCTTGCGCTCTATCGCACTGCATTCGCCGAACTGGGCTTCCCTTACTTCTGTCTTGCTGAGGGGGTACAGGCGGGAGGAATTCGTTCTGGCCAAACGTTCTTGGGAGAAGTCAAACCCTCTTGGGCCCGTCACTATGCAGAGCACGGACTGGCCGCGCGCGATCCGATGGTAGATCGCGCAATGGAACAACTAAGTCCTTTCATCTGGTCGGAGGTGCACTTTGATAATTCAGAGGCCCGACGTGTCATGAACCAAGCGGCGGACTTTGGTATTCGCGATGGATTCGTCGTTCCGATACATCACTTAGATGGATCGATGTGGGGCGTTTCATTGGGTTCGGAGCAAACACTCGACCTCTCGGCAGACGAGCGTGCAGCGGCTCATCTCCTGTGCCTGTACTTTGGGGCTCAAGGAGAGCTACTGACTCGTGACGCAACGGCTCCACCGAAACGACGGCCGTTGCTTTCACCTCGCCAACGCGAGTGCCTTCAATGGGCGCGCTACGGCAAAACGGACTGGGAAATCAGCGAGATACTATCGCTTTCGCAAGCGACCGTGATTGATCACATGAACGCAGCAAAAAGGCGCCTTGGGGTCCACACGCGCACCCAGGCTGTCATCGAAGCGCTGGCGCTAGGTCTCATCTCACTCTGACCCCCCCATTTCTGGGGAATTGGCGATGCGAACGACCTCGGGCCGAATGCCCGAACAAGGAGGTCGATCCCATGCGCGTTCACATCGTCTCTCAGCACAACCGCACACTCTATCTGCACGAGCTTGAAGCGATGCACCGACATCGCCACGAGCTGTTCGTTGGCCAGTTAGGTTGGCGCGCGCTCGAAAGCCCCGATGGTCTCGATGTCGACGAGTTTGACGGCCTCGATGCAACATACCTGCTTGCGTTGGACAACGACGGCGAGCTTCTCGGTTCGGGCCGCATGATCCCGAGCTGGCGACGGCACATGTTGCGGGATTTGTTTCCACAGTACTGTTCGGAACCTGTTCCGGTCGGCCCAGATATATGGGAGTGGACAAGGCATGCGCCACCGGGCCGCACGCGCTCTCGCGAAACCAACTTGGCCGTGAACCTCGCCCTGAATATCGCGATCGTAGAATTCGCGATCTCTCGGGGGATCACTGGCATAACTGGCCTTCTTGAGGCGCGGATGGTCCCCTTCGCGCTTTCCATCGGCTGGCGCAATCGCCCGCTTGGGCCGCCTCAGCCCTATGCGGAAGGCATGGCGGTGGCACTGTTGAACGAATTGTGGCCAGGGCAGCTGGAAGCCTTGCGCTCGAAGGCAGGCCGAACGTCCCCCTACATCGTCGAGTGCCACTGCGAGAGCGACTTAACCCATATGCAGCGGGCGTCGACCACTGCCGCAATAGCCGCATAGCCAAAGTGCTGGTCAAAGAGATTCCCGCCGCGCTTCGTTGTACTACAGCGCGGCGGGGAGGCGACACCAAAATCAGTCAATGGGCGCGTCGAAGCTACAGTCGTCGCTGTGAGCACCCGCCGATAGAGGCAAAGCCGTGCAATGGCATCCGCAATTGCTTACTGCAGTCACCTACCTCGTCAGTCGAGTTCAAGTATACGAAACCACACCGGCTGCGACGGATGTGGTTCTTGATGCCCTCAGGGCTTTGGCGCGTGTACAAGCGCTTGCGGAGCCCGATGATCAGGGCTCGATCGACACCACGGACACCACGTTGGATTGGTAGTGGCGCTGTGGCGCACGCGATCAACGCCAGTCGGGGGTTACGATCAGCTCGCGGGCCTTCGTCGGCGAGCCATCCGAGATCGAATAGGTCAGCTCCACCTCCTCGAGGCATGCCCAGCCACAGTAGAGCGCCCGGATCTGGGGCACGTCGTTGATCGACAGGATCCAGTCTCCGGCCGCTGATCGCAGCTTCTCGGCCAGGCGCTCATGATCTGCCGGCGAGAAGAGCCCAGGCCCGTAGTCCTTCTCGCAACCCCAGTACGGCGGGTCGACGTAGAACAGCGTCGCCGGCGCATCGTAGCGACGGATGAAATCGCCATAAGGCAGACGCTCGAGGGTCACCCCCGCAAGGCGCTCGTGGACGTCCTGAAGCAGCGGCGCCAGCGTCAGGATGTTGAAGCCCGCAGCAGATCTGCGGTCTACCCCGAAGCTGCGGCCCGCAACCTTTCCGCCGAACGCCAGCTTTTGCAGATAGAGGAACCGCGCTGCCCGCTCGATGTCGGTGAGCAGATCTGGCGGCTGGGCCATTTGACGTTCGAACTCCGCTCGACTGGTCAGGCTCCAGCGGAGGTAGTCTGTCAGCGCAAGATGATGGCGCTGGACGACCCGGAAGAGGTTCACGACGTCGGTGCTCGCGTCGTTGATCACCTCGGCGCGGGCAACGGTGTTCCGCCGCAGAAACACGCCGCCCATGCCTACAAAAGGTTCGGCGTAAGTGTGGTGCGGGCGGCTTTCGATGATGCTCACGATACGGCGGGCGAGCTTGCGCTTGCCGCCAAGCCAAGGGGCGAGCGGGCGAACCCGCGCGTCATGACTCGCATTCATTGGATTGTTCCTTCACCTTCCCCTCGCCTGGGCTCAGGCGGCGGGATGGATGCCGGGCGCGCGCCCGGCGGACGTGCAGGGTGCTTCCTGCGGTTCAGGGCGTTGGCGCGCCCTGGACCCCCGCCTCAGCGGGGCGTCATTTTCTCGGCGCCGCACCCGACAGCCTGGGCGCGTGCGACCAACGCCCAGCCCTCTCGGCCCCATGGCCCGTATCGTGCCGCCATGAACTGGCGTGCAGCCTTGTTGAGCCGCGCATCGGCAGGCGCGACGGGTTCCTTCTCGATCGGGGCGCATACCTCAGGGGGCAGGCGGATCGGCGTCAGGCTCGGCCTCGTCTCGCTGACCGAGCGCGTCGCGCAGCCCGTGCAGGCAATCGCCGCCGCTGCGGCCAGCATCAGTGCTTTCACGTGTGGCTCCTTCGATGAGGCCTGCCTCGAACCCGTCACGCCACGCCGCCGTGCGATCGCAGCGCGCTCGGGCCGCGACCACGCCGTCGATAGCCGTGCGAAACTCGGCCGAGCGGCGGTTCTCGCTTTCCGCGATCAAGCGGCCGCGCTCGCGGATCTCGATAGCTGCGGTCTTGAGCGCGTCGCCGGCGGCGATCAGGGCGGCCCCGGCCTCACGGTTCCGCTTGCGAAGATCGGGGATGGTGCCCAGCGACTGCCAGCCGGCGACCAGGGTGGCGGCAAGCGCGAGACCTCCGAGGCCGAGCGCGGCCGGCCGCCACAGATTGAAGGGCAGCGGGATCACCGCCAGATCCCCAGCGCCTTCACCGTGGCGGCGCGGCGCTCGGCCAGGCCTAGCCGGGCCGGGCCGTTGATCTTGCGGGTGACCTCTTCGATGTCGCCTACATCGGCGTCGGCCGAACACCGCCGAGCGTCCCAGAACTTCACTGCGATCAGCGCCGAAGGCCCGATCTCACGCGCCAGCTCCGGCCGGCCCTCGAGGTCCATCCCAATGAGCCTGCCGATTTCCCGGTAGTTTGCGCGGCCGGTGAGCTGCTTGTGGCCCGAGCCGCGGAACCGCCAGCCGTCGCCGCTGGCCTCGTCGCCGTTGCCCAGCCGGTTCGCGTAGACCCGGTTGGCGATCGCCTCCGGCCCGCGCCGGATCAGTGCGCGCGCATCCTCGAGCCCGCGCACGTGGACGAAGAGCGAATCAAGCCGTTCAGGCCGGGTGTAGTTCAAGTTCTCGACCAGCGTCCGGAACCCGCCCGTCTCCACGAATATCTGGCCGAGGAAGGCCGCCAGCCGGCGGGGCGTGGTGATGGTGCTTTGCCGGCGTGCGGCCTCCAGCGCGACGGCGTGGGCTTCACCCGTCGGCCGAGCCGAAGGCGCGAGCCGCCGCAGAGTTTCTGTCGTGATCATGTTTGCCCTCCACCGCGCCAAGCGCCCATGAGTTTCGCAGCCCAATCGACGACCCGCTGCAGTGCCGGGACCGGACGGGTCACCAGCACCGTCAACCCGCCGCTGAGGGCGGCGCCGATGAACGCCGCTACGCCGACGGCCGAGGCGGAATCGATCCCTGGCAGCCAGGCGGCGGCCGCGAACGCAGCGGCGGCAAAGGCAAGGCTGAATGCCGTGGCCTCTACCCAGAGCCGAAAAAGCGCGATCGCCGCTGCACGCGCGTTCGGGGGCTCGCGCCCGCCATTGGGCAAGGCAAGGCCCGACCAGCGAACGCCGAAGCCGGCCAATCCAAAGAGAAGCGCGCCGCCATACTCCGACGCCAGCAGCGCGAACGCATCAGGCATGACGATCAGCCTCCGAAGCGAGATCGGGGCCGAGGAGCTGCGCCAGCGCGAAGGCTCCCGACACCGCAAGGTGCCATCCGAGTGCAGCGAAGTAGGCCTGGGTTGCCGCTCCCCAGCCGATGAGCATGGCGAAGGAGGCGAGCGCACACATCGCCGAGGAACAGGCGAGGCACGCTGTCGAGCAGAAGCGCAACCGCGCCAGTGCGCGAGCCGACGCCCTGCGGCGAGACACGATGGCGGCCGCGATCTCGCGAAGGGCGGCTAGATAGTCAGCTGCCCCTGCCCAGCGGTCAGGGCGGGACACGACCGCCCATGCAGCAAGCGCCGCAACGGCAACCGAGATCAAGCCGATCAGCAACACCGGGTTCATTTCGCGCCTCCACATAGCAGGACGTTCGCAGCGACGTGCGCCGCCACAGCGGCACGCTTTGTCGCCTTCGCAGGACTGCGAGCATCAGAACTCGACATCGCTCTCATCCTTCTCGAAGAGCACCACGCAGGCGGACAGCGACCGTCATGAGCCAGCGCAGCCATGGCCTGCAGCGATCGGCTCGCAGTGCCGCGTCGAAGAGCTCGGCATGATCATCGCGCCCCTCGGCATAAGCCCAGTCGTGAAGGACGAAAGCGCGCCGGGTATGCGTCGGATCGATCAGCAGCCGTGCTCCCCATGGGATCGACCCGCCGTCGCTGCGAAAGCCGGCGGGGATCTCGATAAGCTCCGAAGGGGTGTGATCTATGATTACACGTGCGACGAGCGGTGAGGCGAGGACGTCCTCGCCCTCCCCTTTGCCGTCCGGGCCGGCCCATCGCACGACCAGATCGGTTTCGAAGGTGACATGCATCATTCGGTCTCGGGCGGCGGCACAACGGGCGGCTCGATCACCGGCATGCTGACCATGCCGCGGGTGATGCGCGCTAGCTGTGGCAACGTCTCCTCGCCTGCCTTCCACGCCCAGTCGGCGCCGGGGCGATCGAGACGGCCGAGGGCGACCTCGGGCGGGATGGTCGCCCGTGCATTGCGCCATTGCCGCGCCAGCCAGTCGGCGGCGTCCGCGAGGACGACGAGCGTCTGCGCCGGCGGCATCAGTGTGAAGTCGATGTCGTCTGGCATCACGGCTCCCTTGTCGCGACGAATTGGACGAGCTGGGCCGCGCTTTTTCCAGCCGAGTTGGTCGCGGTGCATCTGAACAGGCCGGAACGCTCGCCGTTGCCTGAGAAGCTGTAGGAAAACTGGGTGGCCTGTGAGGACGGACTCGTGATGGTGGCCCCGCTATCACCGGCTTCGAACGTCCAGCTGAATGTCCAGCCGGTGCCTCCCTGCGGGGTAGCGGTCACGACGTCGGACTGAATGGCCCCAGAGCCGCCGAAGACGGTCTTGAGCGTCACCGTGTCCGACAGGCTGAGCGACGGGTTGTCGGCGGCGGAGGCAATCGGCTGACCAGAGGTCAATGCCTGAGTACCGTCGACGTAAAGGATCGCGTTGCTGGACGTCTCTTGGCCGACTGGCACCGACGCAGGCCCGATCCAGATAGCGGCGCCGCTCTCTCCGACCAGCGTCACGCGCGCGCCGCCAGCCTGTGCAGACAATGCACCATCCACGAAAGCGCGACCGTTCGAAACCGTGAGCTTGGCCCCTGAACCGAAGAGCGCGACTTCATCCGCCTCAAGGCTGGCGCGGGTGCCAGTCTTGTCCGACTTCATGGTGAAGGTGACGGTTCCGCCCGACCCTTCGACCGCGACCAGATAGGCTGCGGACCGGTCGACTGCAGTCTGAATCGCCTGGGCCTTCGTCTGGACACTCGCGCCCTTCAGCTCCCCGATGAACGTGTTGTAGCTCGCGGCGCGCTGCTGTGCTGTGACGAGCGCCTCAGCCTTTGTTTCCACGGTGGACCCAAAGCCGTCCCCGCTCAGCGCCGTCACGAACGTCTGGTAGCTCGCGGCGCGCTGCTCCATCGTCTGGAGGGCGGTGGCGCGCGTTGAGGCGCTCGTCCCTGACAGCACACTGACGATAGTCTTGGCGTCGGAGATCGATATCCGGTCGGTCTCGATCGCGGTTTTGATGCTCTGAACCGTCGCGCCGTAGGCTGTCAGGATCTCGGACGTAATCGCGCTTGCGCCGAAGCTGTCCTTGAACGCGGTCTGTCGGGTCGCCACCGAGGCTCCCGCTGCAACCAGCGCCTGGTTGACGTCCGCCACGAGCTTCTCTGAATCGACAGCGGCCGTCGCGGACCGGCGGATGTCCGCCTGGTTGTTCCAGGGCTGCAGCGCGGCCCCATAGGTGATCATGAACCTGCGCGCGAGAACGTACCGGCCGGCCGAGCTGCCCGATACGGTAACCCGTAACGTCACGCGGACCTGTGTCGCGCCGGCAGGTCGGTTCGGGCTGGTGAGGACACCATTGGGGATGCCGATGGTCTGCCAGCTGCCGTTCTGGGCGACATTGAGGTCCGCGAACGTGCCTGAGCTGACGACGTTGCCGGCGGCGTCACCCCAGTCGATCCGCAGCTGTGCGAGGGTCGAACCGTAGAGAAGGCTCGTGACTTCGGCGCTGGCGCTGTAGGGACCGCCAAGTTCGGCCGGAGCCCAGGGGCTGACGAGCTCGTAGAAATTGTTCGGGGCCTCGAACAGCATGGCCCGGTGACCGCCGCCGTCCGAAGTGGCGAACCAACCGCCTGAACGCCACCAGCCCACAACGCGGGTGCCGGCCGCCACTCCGGCGAGGTCGTTCGCGCCAGCGGACACCGGCTCGGTGACGACGAACGAGCCGTTGAACAGCAGGTTGAACGCGTCCCGCGCCGCAGTGAGCGCCTGCTGCGTGCCCGCGATCGCTGCGCCCTGGGAGGTGTTCACGGCCTCAGCCGACGTGACCCGGCTCTCGAGCGCGCCGGTACGACCCTCTTCGGAGTAGCCTGTATCGATCCCGCCGACTTCCAGCTTGATCTGACGGATCCACCAGTCGCTGTAGCCGGTCGTCGTCTGGATCGGGATGATCACAGACAGCTGGATCTGGGTCGCGTTTGCTGGCGTCGTGATCGTCGCGGACTGTCGGCCGCCGCCGACCACGTTCGGGAACGTCTGGGCGGCGGGCCCGGTCAGCACAATGTTGTTGGACGCATCGAGCGCGTAGATTTGCCACGACGCGTTGAAGTTGCCGCGGCCGGCAGTGAGAGAGAGCGTGAGTTCGGTGTTGGGCGGTACGCTGATCCGCCGCGAACTGAACTGCGCGGCGGCGATCGTGGCGCCGCTGGGATACTGGCGCAGGATCACCCGGCCGCCATAGGCCTGCACGTTCCCGTTGACCGCACCCGTGCCGTCGAGCCAGCCCGTGGCGGAGATCGCCGCGCCGGAACCATCGCCGCTCGGATCCGGCCAGAGGTTCGGATTGGGCGTGAACTTCGCCTGGACCTGCGTCATCGTCAGGGCGGAGGATCCGCGCAGCTGCGCAAGCGACTGATCGACCCTGAGAACGTCCGCGGCCGCGCGCGTGGCTGCCCCTGTTGCCCACTGGGGAGGCCGCTGGCTGGCGGCATCGATTGGCGACACGATCGGCCATGCAACCCTGACGCTGCCAGCCCCTGTGGCGCTCTGCGCGGTTTTGAAGGCCACCACTTCGAACGCGATGTCGACCGCGCCCGCCGGAGCTACGCCGGACACGAAGGTCGTGGAGCCGACAGTGGTCGTCGACGTCGGCGTCGTTCCGATCGCATCAAGGATGAAGCTGCCGACCTGCACGCCCGAAGAGTTCAGCCAGAGCCCCTGCACCCAGACGCCGGCGGCCGTGCCGGTGAGACCGAGAAGGCCGATGCCGAGGGCGTAACGCTGACCGGCGACGATCGCGCCTGCTGGCAGTGCGCAGACGCCGCCGAAGATGATCGGTCGGTTGTCGGTCGTGAGCGCGGCCGCCCAGGTGGCCTCGATCGCATAGGCTCCCACGACGCCGACACGCGTCACGGTCACGGCGCCCGGGTTCGCTCCGGGCGTCGACCGGACCGCGAAACCCGCTGCACTCTGGCCCGATGCGGTGCTGAGCAGCGGGTTGGGGTGCAGGTTTGACGCCGTGCCCTGCAGATCGCTGAGGAGGTTGGTGACCCGCTGGGACACGGCCGTGGTGTCATTCATGGCCGCCGTGGCCACGTCCTCGACCCGTGCCGCCACGTTGAGCGCCCGGGCCTCTTCGCTATAGGCGGTCGCGGTCGCGCCACGCTCGAGCTTGATCTGCCGGATCCCGAGCTCGTGGCTTCCGTTGAGCGTCTGGGTCGGGAGGCTCAACTCCAGATCCAGCGCCATCGTGCCGGCCGGCGTGTTGGCATAGGTCAGCGCCTGGCGCGCCACGCCGGTGTCCGACCCTGCCCCGATGCGCAGCGTGGTCCACGCGGTAGCGCCCAGAGAAGCTCCCGCGCCGTCGCGGGCGACGAGGCGCACACGGGCGTCGAGGCCGCTCGAGCGCCAGGCATGCCAAGACAGCGTGTAGGCCCCTGCGCCGCCGGTCGTGGTCCGGAAGACATGGGTCTGATCCGGGACGAACAGATTGACGGCGCTCAGGAAGATGCGCTGGTAGTAGGGTCCGCCGGCAGGCCCCAGCGTCACCATTGTCAGGCCGGTTGCACCAGTCCAGCCGACCGACGATGCCGCACCTGCGTTGCCTCGGCCTGACGGCTCCGCGAACAGGTTCGGGCTGGGCGAGCTCACCGCAAGGTTGAGCGTCGTCAGCGTCTGGCTTGCTGTCAGGTCCAGCGCGGCCAGGTTGAGCGGCCGTCCACCGACATTGTTCCAGAGGGCGTTCTTGGCCGCATCTGCAAACGCCAGCGCCAGCGCCGTGTACTGGCGAAGCGTCCCGTCGATGTCGAACGACATCGGCAGGATGTCGGTTGGCGCGATGTCGCCGAGCTTCGAGGCGCCGAGATCCGCCACCGTTATGTCGGCCGACTCGACCCAGCTGGACGCCAGACCAAGCGCGGCTGAACGCGTCTGGACACGCACGCGGTGCGTGCCGCCGGGTCGAACCTCGGTGATGTCCCCGGTCGGGTTGCGCGGCGACAGGTCCTTCACGCCGCGCCACGGCCCGAGCACCGCGCCCGCGTAGACTGCGATCTCGACTCCGACCGCGTCCACGTCGAGATCTTCGATCGGCGCGCAGGCGATCTGGATAACAGGGACCCGTGCGTTCCCCGGCGAGACGATCACCGCAGCGTTCGCCGTGAAGGACGTCGGCGGGTCGAGCACGCCGGTCGGCGTTTGGTTCAGGACCAGCAGGGGCGTCGACGGCGTACCGTCCAACCCCATGGACTGGATGATCAGATCGCGCGGGTTCTCGTCGCGGTCCCAGACGAACGTGACGCCGCGCGCTTCCGGGCCGAGCGGCGCCTGCCACGTCCAGGCGTCGGTCGAACCAGCCCGGCGCCAACCGACGCGGATCTCGTAGACGGGCTTGCCGGCCGACAAGCTGAAGCCGACGCTCACGGCGCGGCGCAGCCGTCGGATCACGGGGCTGATGCACGCTGCGACCGCGTCACTCTCCCGGACGGTCCCCGCCAGCACCGCACCGCCTGCCGAGCCGGACAACGCCGCCTCGGCATAGTCCATCAAGGTGATCCGGGCGCGATGCTCGTCGATCGGCTCTATGCTCTGGATGACCATCGGCGCGGTCACAGCCGTCGCCGGTCCGATGCTCACCGTCGTTCCGACCGCCGGGCCCGTCGCCGTCGCGAGGCGCGGGGAGAAGTAGATCACCCGACGATCAGGGGTCAGCGCTCCGATCGGCGCCACGCTGTCAGAGCGCACCCGAGCATCACCCGGGCCGACATCCTCGATCCGCCGCCATTGCATGGCGAGGCTCGCGCCTTCGGGGGCAGGATGCGACAGCGTCAGGTTGTCGATCGCTCCACCAATCAACCCGACGGCGAGGATCTCCGCACCCACGAGGCCGTCGCCCAGCTCCGGGTGCGAGACGAAGGCCAGATCGTTGATGTCGCAGACGAGGTGGTCCCACGCGTCTTCGCAGACGATCGTGCGGCGCCGCTGATCCATCAGCCGCAGCTGCGTCGAGAGATAGCTGGTGAGATGGGCCGCGTCGACGATGTAGGACGTGTCCGCGCGCTCGATCACCGTAGCGTTGGCGGCCGAGTACCCGTCGGCATAGACCGTGATTTCCTCTTCGACATAGTCCTTGGCCCGGTCCGGGAAGGTCGCTCGCAGGGCGTGCACCTTCGGCGGGTAGACGACGTTCACGCTCAGCGCGTGCAAGGTCGCAGCGTTCATCAGCTGGCTCTGGGTCGTGGCCAGAGACCGAACCCGGTCGATCGAGAAACCCCAGCTGCCCGCACTCGTGCGGTAGACCTTAACGCGCGCCGTTGCCGCCACGCGCTCCACCAGCTCCTCGAGGCCCTCCTCACCCTGGTAGATCCCATCTGCCCGGAAGCCCTGGGATTGCGACCACTGCCAGACCTGCTCGAGGTCCGCGAAGCTGATCTCGGCGTCAGGAGTCGGCCGGAAAAGATGCGGCCCCTGCAGCAGCCAGAGGAGCGTATCGGCAAGGTTGCGGCTCGGCCCCGTGATGCCGGCGCTCCAGACGCCTGCGGCCGTTCGCGTGCGCGCGCGTCGCTGCACGATACCAGAGATGGGCGGTGCGGATCCGGACAGGCGGTCGGTCGCCTTGATCCTGAAGAGCGAGATCGCTGCAGTCGGCTCGCGGAACGGGCTCTCCGACGTGATCGACCGGAGCCCTTCCCACCAGACGCGGTTCACGTCGCGGGCAGCTGTCGTCGCTGCCTGCGGGACCATGACCTCGACCACATATTGCCCGCGCGGCACCGCGAGCTCGATGGTCCGGGTGATCGGCTGCGCTGACGACGCCGAGAACACCATCGATCCGGAACCCGGTGCGGCGCCGCCGGCGATGACATCCGCCCAGGCTCCGAGGTCGATTCCCGCTTCCAGCCGGTCGTCGATACCGAGGAACGTCCGCGCGGCTGCATCTGCAGCCGGCATGGTCGGAGTCACCGCCACCCAGTCCGAGGGATCTGTCGAACCGACAGGCCGATACCGGTACCGCACCTCGCGCGGCATCGAGTTGCGGCCCTGCTTGCTGTCGATGGAGACCAGGCCCTGCCGGAAGCCGAAGATCAGCACGATCCGGTCGGTGGCGGGCGAGGTGGTGCGCGCGACCCAGACGTTCGGAGCGGTGAGCTCGACGGCGACCGACTGGTCATTGACGTCGCCCGGCCACATGGTCAGTGCGGGATCGCCGGCCTTGAGATGATGCTGAACCTCGACGTCGGCGCCAAACTGCTCGAGCGGCGTCTCACCGATCTTGATGGCCGAGAGGTCGACGTCCTTCTGCCCCCAGTTCAGCGCCACATTGAGGAAGACGTTGTCGCCAACGAACTCGAGGAAATCCTCCGCGGCGCGCGGGGGCGTCATCCGCGTCTCGCCGAACACGATCGGCAGGCGCTCGCGCGGCAACGCCTGATTGGAGCCGCCCGTCAGCTGGTAGAGTCGCTCCTCCTGGCCGGGAGCACGCGGCGCTTGCCGGAACAGCGAGACCACCGAATAGGCGGCCATGGCGAACTGAGTGATCTTCCAGGCCGAAGACAGAAAGGTCTTCGCCGAGAACAGCCCCTTGATGACAGTCCATGCTGTCGTGGCGGCCGTGATGAAGTCCTGCGGCCGGGCAAACACCTCGAGCACATCGCCCGGCTTGAGCGGGGTGCTGTCCCATGCGTCCGCACAGAGCTCGCTCCCGTTCAGGCGAGCGACGATGAGGACGTCGGGCGCCAGCAGCTCAGGCGCGTGCGCGACCGCTGTCACGACCCCGCCCTTGACGGCGCGCGCGCGGGTTCGCCGCCGCACCGGCGCCGCCAGCGGGTTGGGATAGATCAGCAATCTTGCCATTGGGTCTCAGGTGTCCGGGGGCAGCCACGCGCCGATCAGCGGCGGCAGGTAGGGGTGGTCGATCGAGGTCAGGACCGTTCCGGTCCGGGCGCCGGCGTGCAGACAGATCTGCGCGCTGACGAGAAAGCCGCAGTGGACCGGGACGCCGCGCGGTCCGAACAGCACCAGCGTGCCGGGGCCGGGCTCCACCGGCTGCCAGACCCGCTGGCGGCGAGCGAACGCGCGGGCGATGGACCCGCCGTCTGCGTCCGGCGGCGGCGTCGGCTCGTCGGGCGGTGCAAGGTCCGCCAGATCCTGCAGCCCCCAGCGGGCGCAGCCCCAGCAATCCCAACCGCTGAAGTCGAGCCCGCGCGATCGGTAGGGGACGCTCAGGACCGTTGGCAGGATCGGGCCCAGCCTGGCCGCCGGGTCTACCTGCTGAACAGGCCCGGCCATTGAGCGGGGACGAAGAGCTTGTTCTGGGCGGCTTGCTGGCGCGACGGGCGCGCCGTGCCTGTCAGTGAGATGCGGCCGTCAGCGAACGATGCGGCGGTCGCTTGCATCGGTGGAGAGACGAAGAACGGGTTTGCGGGATCGGTGCTCCAAGCCCCCTCGAGGAGCGCCGAAAGCGTCCGCGCAGCCTGGGCAGCATGACGCAGGGCCGGATACCCCGCCGTATCGATGCTGACGGTGAACCGGCCGGTGGCCTGCCCGGGCGGGCTGCGAACGATCTCCATGTCGAGCGGCTGGAACACATTGCCGCCGACTGTCAGGGCGGCGCCGTCCTTCACGAAGCGCTGCGGTGTCGGGAACGCCGGGTCCGGCTGTGCAGGGTGCGGTATCGTGAGGCGCCAGAGCGGGACGGGGCCGCCCGTGCGCGCCAGAGCGGCCTCGATTTGCGCGCGGGTCGTCATCGCCAGATCCTCATCTGGAAGTCGACGACCCAAGACCCATTGGTGCGCATGGTGAATCGCAGCGACCCCGGAACGATGATCGCCCGGCGCAGGGCGTTGGCGGAGCCGGGATCCGGATAGTCGATTTCCTCAGCGCCGCCGCGCGCGGTCGTGCGCCACCACGTATCGAACGTGGCCTTCTGCGCCGCGGTCCAGCGCCATTGCCCGGTGATCGGCTCGGGAGCGGCGGTTCGCACCTGCCGGATCTTGTCCAGACCGGACTGCGTCTGCTCGCCGTCCGTCAGATCCGGGGGCTCGGCCGAATAGGCCGAGCGCACGATGAGAGCGGGAACGCCCGCTGGCCAAGCGACGCTCATCCTTGCACCGGAACGGGTTGCGGGATGCCCATGGAGCGCGCGAGGTCGCCGGACCGGGCCATGCCCTCGACACGCTCACGCAGCATGACATCGATCTCTTCCAGCCCACCCGGGCCGCGCCGCCGGCGAACCTGAGCTTCAGCGCCGGTGTGGTTGTGGATGTTGACCGTCGTACCGGCGGATCCGGACGAGCGCCCCGCCAGTGCGCCGAGCTGGCGCGGCGTCCAGATCGCGCCGTCGCGGCGCGGCGCGAAGAACTCCTGCTCGGTCTCATTCACCCGGTAGAACAGGCCGGCGCGCACGTCGCCGCCTCCGGCTCGCGAACCAGCGATCTGAGGCCTGGCAGGGAACGACACCGAGCCTGAGACGTTGCGCGCATTCGTGCTGGCAGACCCCGATACGCCTCCGGGGCCGGCTCCGCCACCGCCGAAGAAACCGAGCACGGACATCAGCCCCGACAGGATCCCGCCGCCGCTGCGACCGCCGTCGGACGGCTGCATGAGATTGTCGATTGCTCCGCGGATCATCTTGGTCAGCGGATCACCGATCAGGGCGTCATAGAGCGCCTCGAGGATCGTTCTGCCGACGGCCTGGCCGACGCTCTCCCAGTTGCCGCCATTGAGAACGCCATCGCGCAGCGCTCGGGCTATCCCCTCGCCGGCCTCATACATCCGCCGGTTCTCTTCGCGGAAACGCGCCAGCGCCTCTTCCTGGGCCCTCTGCATGGCCTTGGCCATATCGGAAGCCTCCTGGACGGTGACGGTGTTGTATTCGCGGTTCAGCGCGCTCCGCTTGGCGAGTTGCTGCGCCTCGAGCTGTTCAAGCAGGCCGGCCAGATCGGCTGCGCCCTTGAGACGATCCTGCAGTTCGACCTTCTCCGCCTCTGTCTCCGCCTGAAGCTGCGCAAGCGCGATCTGATGCAGACGGCTGCGGATCGCACCAATCTCCACGCCTGCACGCTCATAGGCCTCCACGCTGGCCTGGGCGGCCGCCTGATTGCCGTCCCGCGACATCCGCTCGAAGCGGGCCAGGTGACGGCGTTGTGCGTCCTCCTGGTCACGCAGCGACGCCTCGATCTCCTGCCGTTCGAGCTGGAGGCCTTCCGCTGCGATCCGTCGGCGGGCGTCGGCAACCCGCTCTGCAAGCTGCTCTGCCTCCCGCCGCGCTTTCTCTGCGGCGCCGTTGCCGCCGGCGGCCGTCTTGGCGTCGGACGCAGCAGGAGGCCCGCCCGTCTGGCGCGGCTCGTCCAAGGCAGATCCGAAGGACACGACCGTCCGCCCCTTGCCCATGCGGGTGATCAAAGCGCCCATCTGCTCGAGCGCCTGCTCGGCTGCCCGCAGCTTGCCTTCCGCGTTGGCGACCTGATTTTCGAGGTTCGTTGCCCGCGCGCCCTGAACGCCGAACGTCAGAGCAGCGCCTGCGTCCAGACGGCCGCTGCTGACGTCGGGCATCGCTGCACGGGCGGAGAATTCCGCCGCCTGCACACGCGCGGCTGCAACAGCTGCCTGAGCCTTGTGGTAATAGGCTAACGCCTCTTCGCGTTGCGCAGCGGCGTTCTTCAGGGCCGCCTCCCGCGCTTCGCCGGTCGCCTTGTTGGCCTGCAGGACGGCCCTCTCATAGGCCTTCACCATCTGCTCGGTGTCAGCAAGCGCACCGGCGAAGCCGTCCTGCGCATGACGCGCCTTGTCGGTCCACCAGGCGAAGGCCATGACAGCGGCGGCGGCGGCTGCGAACGCCACGCCCCACGGGCCGCCCATAAGCGAGACAACGAAGCCAGCTGCGCCGCGAAACAGGTTCATGGCCGAGGTGGCGGCGCGCTGCGCCATCGCGAGGTACGTGTTCTGGCGAGAAGCCCCGGCGATCTCCTGACTGAACGCCTGTACGGCACGTGCGGCTAGCAGGCCTTCACGGTTCTGTTCTGCGAAGGCCACGACCTGCTCTCGCGCTGCCTCACGGGAGACCTGCTGCGTCTGCATGATGTAGGTGGTGCTGTTCTTGATCAGATCCTTCATCGCCCGATCCTGCTCTTGCAGGGCGCGCGTGTTGGCCTCGGCGATCCGGGCGGCGTTCAGCGCAGCCGCGCCATCAGCGCTGGCTGCAATGGCGTTGCCGGCCACGGCGCCCTGCATCCGCATCTGCTCCAGAGCGCGGGCCTTCGCAGCCGCGTCAGCCGCAGCTTGGCCGACCGCGCGCAGGTGGCCCACGAGGCGCACAGCGCCCGCAGCCAACGCACCCGTGCCGAGGACCATGGCCGCTTGCACCGCGAGCTTCACCGCGGCCGTGACCTCGTCGGCCGCGTCCGCCACCGCGAGCAGAGCATCGGCTATAGCGCTCTGGGCGCCGGTAGCCTGCGCTTCCATGCCGACGACCCGCATGATCGCGTCCTGCAGGACCTGCCAGGCCTGGCCGACAGTCTTCGGCGCCTTGGCGAAGTCGCCCTCGATCTTGCCGGACATCCGCTCGATCGCAGCGATCACGACATCGGCAGTCAGCTCGCCCTCTTCGGCAAGGCCCCGCAATGCGCCCACGCCGACGCCCATCCCCAGCGCGACGTTGCGCATCAGGCCGGGAGCCGCCTCCATCAAGGATCGGAACTCGTCGCCGCGCACCACGCCGCTGGCCAGCGCCTGCGCCAGCTGGACCGTGGCCGCTTGGGTTTCCTGGGTGGTCGCCCCTTGGGTCGCGAGGGCCTTGGAGACCAGCGTCGTGAACGCGAGCGTCTCTTGCTGGCTCCGACCCATGTCGGCCATCGCAGGCTGCAGCCGGCTGTAGAGCGCGACCATCGGCTCGACGGCCTGACGGGTCTCCCGGGCCGCAGCGAACAGCGCCGCCTCGGTTCGAGCCGCCTCGGCCGCAGACGCCGAATAGATCCTTATGCGCCCCTGCAAGGCGGCATAGCGATCCGCCAGCGCCACCAGCGTGAGGCCATAGGCGCCGGCCGCTGCACCCGAGACGCCCATGGCGATGGCCAGCGCGCCGGCGCTGGCGGCCGCTGCGCCTTGCGCCCGGGTCATCGACATCGTCCGACGGTTCAGGGGATCGATCTGGGCGCCAGTCTGGTTCAGCCTGAGGCCGAGGCCGCCGAGCGCCTGGTCGAGCGCATTGACGCCCTGCGCTCCGGACCGGGCGCCTGCACCCAGCGCCGGCCCCTTCTTCTCAAGGCGGTCCATCGCGTTGGTGAGCTGGATGACCTCGCCGGTGCTCTTCGAGACGCCTTCGGTCTCGTAGCGGATCGAGGTCTTGTGCACGGTCATCGGCGGCCTCTGCGCAAGCGGGTGCGCCCCTCCATGCGCTCTGCGCGCTTGAGCTCGGCGCTGATCATGGCGGGGATGCGGGCGTCGGTGCGCCGGGCGATGCCTGCGAGGTCGAGGCGCTTGTTGATGCGCACCTGACGCACGAGCAGATACATCGGCCGGCTGCTGGATTTCTTCTGGCCGGGCGGAACGCCCATCAGGATCGGATGTCGCTTGCCGGACCGTGCCGGCGACAGCACCCAGAACTTCCAGCCGCGCTTTTCCAGATCCTCGGGCCAGGCGATCGAAGCGGCGCGACCCCAGCGACGCGAGGGCACGACCGATTCCGGCGTAGACGGCGCACCGATCGGGATGGTCAGGAACTTGCCGCGCGCGCTGGTCACCGTGCGTGGCGTGCCGGAGAACAACCAGAACAGATCAAACGCCTGTCGGCGGCGCAGGCGGTAGTCTGCCTTGTGCAGAACCTCGTAGCCGAAGGCGCCGTCGCCGAAGTCCACCGGATTGCGACGGATCTTCGGAACCGCTTTTTCGAAGCGCCCACCCGAGCGGCGGCGACCTTGCGCGAACACGCGTCGGATCTGGGCGATGACGGCGTTGCGCGCGCTCATGGCTGCGCGGCGCGCCACCCGGTCCATGATCTCAGGGTGCTGGCTGGCCGCGACCCGCACCGCGATGGCTGCGCCGTCCTCGACGAAGACCTTCGCGTCAACCACGCATCGCCCCCTGCGCTTCGCGTGCCCGCATCTCGCGCTGCAGGTCGTCCAGACGTTCGGCGTCGCCCTCGAGTGCGCCGGCCTCGATCGCGTCGAGGCAGACGGTCAGGGCAAGACGCTCTGTTGCGTCGGCATCCTCGGGGAAAAGACTGGCGGCCCCTGCGCGATCGAGCCCTAGCAAGGCGCCTTGGTCGCCCATCCGATGCCACAGCCCCGGACGATCGACGAGACGCCAGGCGAGCGCGCCCGCCGCCGTCTGTGGCCGGCTCAGAGGCTCGGGGCAGCCGACGTCGTCGTCGACGTCGTCGGGTCCGATCGGTCGGCAGAGCCGTCCTTCGGCTCGGCATCCTGAGCATCGAAGGGCGCCGCGCCCCCATCGCCATCTGGCGCGGCGCCGGAGACGTTTCCCTCGTCGGGCTCCAGCGTGAACGGTGTGTGGCGCAACGCCCCGTCGAGGAAGATCTCCGAAGCCCCGCCGCAGATCATCACCTGCCGTAAGGCTTCGCGGTCCAGAGGCGCCGTGACGTTCCAGGACTGACCGAGCATGGCGGCCAGCTCGACCGCCATGGCCGTGCGTCCCAGCCCGGCCGCGCGATCAGGGTCGATCTCGAGATCCAGCAAGGCGACGCCCCAGTCCTCCGCAGCATCGAGGGCAGCGAGGACCGAGGCGACCACGCGCGCAGCCTTGGCGTTGGCCGCAGCGATGTCGACCGAGCTGCACGGCCGGCACATGATCTCGACGCCATTGCCGAGACCGATCGCGCGCGGCTCGGGGCACGGGGCCAGACGCAGCCTCATACCACATAGTCCGCGATATCGTTGACCACCTGCACCGTCAGCATCGGCTGCGAAGCCGTCGCCTGTCCGGTGAACGAGAACTGCGTCGACTGGCCGCCGCGGCCTGCGATCGGCACGCCGGTCTTTGCGAACCGCGCCTGCATCGAGCAAACGAGCTGCAGGTTGCCGCCCTGGGCGACTGAGAACTGCAGTGCCTGGACCGCGCCGCCGTCTGCGAGGAGATGGAATGCGGTCGAGTCGTCGCGGACCGTCAGCGACCCGCTGAGCGTTCCGTCGCCGTCGAGCTCCATGGCGGAGACCAGATTGCCGCCGTCGAGATACTGGATCGGCGCAAGGCCGTTTGTGTAGGTGAACTCCCCGCTCTGAACGCCGGCTGCGGCCGCCGCGTTGATCAGGAAGTTGGCGGATCGGCGCAGCAACGGCGTGTAGGTCCGTTCAGCAGCCGGGGTGGTCGCCGCTGTGGCGACCTCCGCCTCCGAGCGGCCGGCGGTGCCGAACGTCACCTGTTGGTTGCCGTTGCCCTTCTCGAAGCTCATCTGCATCGAGCGCAGCGCGTAGCCGCTGATGCGTCGGTGACGGGTCGCCGTGATGCGCCGCTCGAGGCTCCCGAACCTCATCGCGGCGTTGTCTTTGCCGGACAGGAACGTGTGCGTGATCGTGGTCGTCCCCGACTTCGTCGGATTTCCAAGCAGCAGGCGCAGGAGATCACCGATCTGCCGGGCGCACACCGGCACGATCAGCTGACCCTCCACCATGTCCATGTTCTGCTGAAGTGTCGGCGTGTCGAAGTCGTTCTGGAGCGCGCCGCCGATGACGGGATCGGGCTCCCATGCCGCCGCCACGGACGTGCTGTCCGAGATGAACCGGAACGGCCGCATGGCCGTGGCGTTGAACGCCGACGTGAAGTCGGTCTGGAACGCCAGAAGCTGGCGAGCCTGCTGGCCGTAAACGGGCGCCATCGGATCAGTCCTTCTGTGAGAGGTCGGTGTAGCGGCCGCCGGCGACGGCCCAGTCTTGCGCCGTTGCCGCGCGCAGGATCTCGACGGTCACCGGCGCACCTTCGGCATCGGTCTCGACGCGCGTGAGCTCCGGCGGCGGCTCCTTCGGCAGGAGCACCAGACCCAGCCGTAGGCCGTATCCGGGGTGAGTGACGACGTGGCAGTCGCGCCAGTCGATGGCGCGGGGCTCCGACACCGGGCCCTTCGGCTCCGGGGCAGGCGGTGATTTCGGCATGGCAGGAAACTCCTATCCGCGCGCCGAGCGCGCATCGGGGATGCTGAGGGCGAGGCTGAGCAGATCCGCGAACCCTTGTGCGCCCTGCTCGTAAGCCTCGGCGTCGTCCGGGTTGTCCGCGATCTCGGCCCAGCCGACCGCGCCGCCGAGGGTTCGATCAGCGTTGAGCGCGGTTTCGAGCGCGTCAGCGAACTGGGACGTCAGGGTCACCGCGTCGCTCGGATCGCCGATCACGATGACCGCGACGGTGGGTTGCACGAGCAGATCATAGCTGGTCGGCCCCAGAGTGACGCCAACCGTTGTCGGAGGCGCATCCACGAACTCGATCACGAGCCGATACGGATGATCCGAGCCCGGCTGCAGATCCGTCGCCTCCGCCGCGTCGATGGCGGCGAGCCGGTTGCGCACCGCCTCCGCGCCCTGGGCGGCCGCCACGGTCTGCACCAGCGCCCAGGCTGCGTTGAGGGCTGCGGCGACCTTGTTCATCGACGCGGCCTCAGCTGGCAGGTCCACAGGCGACGCAAAGGATCAAGCCGAGCAGCCGAGTGCACGATCCACGACGCGCCATCCCAGTCGATCCGGGCGCCGGCCGGCGTTCCGATGACATCGGCGACGCGAAGCCTGACGGTCATCGAGGGTGCGTTGATGTCGCCCGCTCCGAGATTGAGGGTGGCGTCTGGAGCCTCGACAAGAAGCTCCACGGAGGCCCCGACCCCGCCAGGCAGGGTCAGGACCGCCGTGTCGGCCAGGTGATCGAACAATCCGTCGATCACCTCGGCGGCGAGATCAGCCCGCATCGTCGTCCGGGCGGGGGACGGGGCGGACGGTTCCGCGGGCGATCTCGATCTCCGCCTGAGCGGGCGTCATGTGTGCGACCACGCCGGGCGAGAGCCCGGGGTAGGCGACCGCGATCACCTGCACGAGCAGATCCTCGGCGTCGTCGAGCTCGGTCGGCTCTTGCGATCCGGCGTCGATCGGCGGCTCCGGATCGGCTCCGGGCGAGGGAAGAGAGGCTGCAGCGAGCGCCGCAGCCTCCGCGGTGACGGCCGGCTCTTGCGGCCCGACATCGATGGCCGGCTTCGCGCCGGCGGCGGGGCGACGCGCCATATCAGCCCGCCACAGGCCGGAGGACAGCGCGGCCGACAGCGACCGTGGAGCCCACGGCGGCTGCGGCATTCGCCACAAGGGTGTTGCCGGCGGCTGTGACCGTCAGGACGTTGTTGGTCGCGTCCCAGTACAGCTTCCCGCCGTTCGTCCACGCCTGATCGGTCGCGTGCACCGCCTTGGGAAACTCCCAGACGCCGTGACGCTCGAACACGCAGGGCTGACCCACAGCGGCGTTCGACTTTGCGACGCCGAACAGGTCGCCGAAGATGTAGATCCGGCCCGCGACACAGCCGCCGGCCGGAGCGGGCAGCGTGAACGTGGCGCCGTCCGCGATTTTGTTCTTGGCCATCTGGCCCTCCTTGAGGTGATGCCGGAACGCAAAGGGGCCGCGTCATGCGCGGCCCCTTTGCAGATCGGGTAGGGTGGGATGGCGCGTTATGCGCCTTCGTTCCGCTGCATCGCAGCGAAATCGAGCGGGGCGACGCCGGCGATCTGCTTCACCTTGAAGTCGATCGAGTCGGTCTTGTAGAGCTCGACCCGGGTCAGGGTCGGGTTCGCGTTGCCGTCGAGATACGACACCTCGATCGTGTCGTAGATGTCCGGGTCGCCCAGGAAGAACCATCGGGTCGCGCCGCCGCCGGCGCGGTCGAGCCGCGCGTCGGACATGACCTCGAACCGATTGCGCCACGTGTTCGGCGTGCCGGACAGCGCGCCGGCGCTGTTGTTGACCGACTCCGCAGACATCAGACGCCGAGCCTGCGTATCGAGGGCCCGCGGCACCAGCAGATACTTCGGCTCGATGTTCAGCACCGCCTCGGCGACCGAGCCGCCGGCGGTTTGCGCATCGGTCCTCGTGGTGAATGCGGTCCACGCAGCCGTCAGACCCGCATCAGCCAGCGCCGAGCCGGCGCCGGTCAGGAGGTTCTGCCTGGTCGAGTGGAACAGGGCAGCGCCGTTGAACGTCGGGTTGCCGGTCAGGATCGCGAACACGAGGTTGCCGATCGTGCGACGCGAGGCCGAGCCCATCTTCCGCGGGATGCTGGCGAAGGCGTTCTGATCGTCGTTGATCACCATTTCTTCGGTGATCTGGATCATGCGTCCGTACTTCGCGAGCTGCACCCGGGCGCCGCGCTCGCCGAGCGTGGCGTAGGTGTACTCCGCGCCCTCCTCGACCCGGTCGAGGTTGGCGAACACCGACATGTCGATCCGTGCCGCCTCCTTGTAGTCCGGCAGGGAGCCGCGCCGCGTGAACCGGTCGAAGATCTCCGGAGCCTCGTCATAGCCCTTGAGCAGCGACTTGGACGCGATGTTCTCGAGCACGAGCGGGAAATCAGTCCGCGTGTGGCTGTTGAAGATCTGGGCGGCGATGGCGCTCTTGCTCATCCCGGGACGCACGCCGGCGCGCACAAGGCAGTGCTCGGCGATGCGCGACAGCGTCGCGCCGTTGAACTCGTTGCCGGGGTCGCGCTGGCCGATCCCGATCGTGGCAAGCACCGCCTGGGCGATCCCGTTCACGAACTTGTCGCGCGCATCGACCGTCACTTGAGCGCTCGGTGTCTGGCTGGGCGCCGGCTCGGACGCCTTGGCGGCGGCCGCCACGGCCTCGAACAGCTTCGCCTGGAACGCGATGAGGTCCTGGGCGTCGTCCTCGAGCGCAGCGGCCACCATCTTGTCGGCCTCCGCCTGCGGCAGGCCGGCCTCGACCGCCTTTGCGGCGGCTTGCGCAACGTCCGCCGCGTACTTCGCGCCGGCCTTTCGCGCCTTGGCGACGGCATCGCTGGCGGTCCCGCCGCCCTCGTTGGGTGTGGTCATCTCACTCTCCTGTGAAGCTCCCGCCGGGGGCGGCGTCGGAGCGGTGGGCGCAGACGCAGGGCCTGCGGACGCGGGGGCGGCCGCTGGCCGCTG